CTCCCAGGCCTCGACGTGGCTGGACCCCCAGGCCTCGACGTGGCTGGACTCCCAGGCCTCGACGTGGCTGGACCCCCTGGCCTCGACGTGGCTGGACTCCCAGGCCACGACGTGGCTGGACCCCCAGGCCTCGACGTGGCTGGACCCCCTGGCCACGAAGCGCCCCTTGCCGATACAAATCGGCATCTTGTTCTCGGACAGAGCCCTGTCGAGCTCGGCCTGCGTACGTACCTCGACGCGCTCTTTCATCGCCGCAGCGCCTCCTCGATGGTCTCCCAATCGCCCGGACGCCAGACGCCCGCCGATACCTCTGTGCACCTGCCCAGCTCGTCCAGCCAGCGCTGCTGCTGGGCGGTCACCACGCCCTTGACCCTCTTGAGCTCGCGGAACAGCAGGCGCGGAGCGCGAGCTAGCACGAGGTCAGGGAAGCCGGGTCCCGTCGATCCGCGGGAGTCGAGGACGTGGAACGCCATCCACCCCTGGAGCCCGGCGAGGTCCAGGATGCTGCGCTGTAGTTCGTCCTCCCGCACTTCCTCGTGCAGAAGCTGGCGCGCGCGGGACAGCTCGCCCTTGGCGACCGGATTGGTCATGCCGGCAGCGACTGCAGCCAGGCCGCGAGGTCCTGGTCGAGTTCGCCGGGGACGTCGTCGATCGACGCCGGTAGCCGGAGCCCCCGTGTGTCGGCGAAGTCCCGGGCCTGGCGCAGGAGGGCGCCCGGGGGGAGCCTTCTGGCCCTGGCGATCTCACGCCAGTCCGGGCCGGGGGCCGCGGGGGAGCCCACGACCGGCCCCTCCCCCGCGTTGTCCCGGTCCGCTGTTGCGGGGTGATCGAAGGGCGGCTGTTTAGGTGAAGCGTGACGAGTCTCCCCGTCCTGCTCCCCGCCCTTCGACTCCTTGAGCCGGTCGCAGAAGGCGACGATGGCCTCTACCTGCCAAGCCGTCAGCCGGCCGGTGGACTGCGTCGCCCCGCCGGTGGAGGTGTGCACGAGCTGGTGACGGGCGTCGTCGGTCTTGACCCCGACCTCACCCATGACGGCGTTGGCCCGGCGCCGGCGGTTAGCGTAGACCTCGGGCTGCTCGCCGGCCAGTTCGGGCGGGTTGAGCGGCGGATCGACCGGCACAGTGACCGTTGACCGCGGAGGAGGGGTCAGGCCCGGGTCCTCGCCCTGCTCGACGATCTCGGCGTCGGTGATCTCGTCGTCCTGGCCGTCCTGCATCCCGCTCATGCCGTCACTGACGATGATGCCCTCGGCGGCTGTCTCGTCGAGGTCCGATGTCACCTGGTGGCCCTGCTCCTCGGCGGTGTAGAGGCTGACGCCGTGGCCGATCATCACGTCCGAGAAGTGGCGTCGGCAGAGACGGGAGGCGGCTCGTGCGACCAGCTGGTCACTGGGGTAGTTCCACCAGTTGTCCTTGTGCTCAACCTTGCCCTGGGCGATCGCCTTTAGTGCCCAGTCCGGCAACTCGGTCTGGCCGAACTTCGCCGGCACGTACCCGGGCCCCTCGCGGCGGAGGTAGACCCGCTCGAAGTACCCCTTCCGGCCGTTGCTCCCGTCGACCCAGCGCTTTACCCACTCGGCGGTCAGCCCGGCCCGGTCGGCCTCCTCGATCGTCCACGTGACGACGTGCCAGTCCTTGCTTTCGTGTCGGCGGCCGCGCACCGTGGCCCTCTTGTCGTCGGACTCGCTGTCGACCACCTCGGCCTCATGGCCGGCCTCGCGGATCAGAGCGAGACGACCCTGGGCGTTGACCTCGGCGCGGCCCTCAATCGGGTCGATGAAGCGCAGCGAGGTGACCATCGACCAGCCGAGCTCGGCGCCGTAGATCGTGGCGAAGACGATCGCCTCGGGCTTGTCCGCGTAGGTCTTCGGCACCATGCCGCTGTTGGCGAGAACCTTGGCCCTGTGCATCACAGCGTCAAACGACAGGTCGGCGGCCGCGGCGCCAGCTGGCACCCGCGGCGTCTGTCGGCTGAGGACGTCCAGGCGCCCGGCTTGATCTCCCACCGTGATCTCCCTGTTAGGTCGTGGACTGAGCGAGGGCGAGCGCCATCGCGAGGTGGCGTACTTCGGTACCGTCGGCGGTGCCGGTCTGCTTGCCGACGTGAGCGGCAAGCATCCGGTACGTGCCGCGGATGAAGGCGGAATTCGGCAGGGCGTCGTCGCCCATGTTCGGGTCGACGTCGCGGGCCGCCAGCTCGCGGATGCACGGCCGGCCCCGGTCGACGCTGACCAGTGTGTAGATGCGGCCGCGCTCGTCGTCGTCCCGATAGCCGGCCACGACCCCGCGCACGCGCCTGGGTGGCGGGTCGAGCTGGTCGGGGTAGCGGGCGGCCAGGAACCAACCGACGTCGACGAGCGAGAGCAGTTCGGCGTTGAGCTTGTTGAGGCGGTCGAACTCCTCGACGCTGGCACAGGGGTACAACTGTCCGTCAACGAAGCAGCGCGTGAGCGTGCCGTACTGCACGGGCTCGTGGTCGTCGATGTCGGGGAGCGTGCCGAGGAGGTTCACGCGACCTCCCATAGCTGCTTGTCGATCAGCGGGTGCCGGTCAACCCTGGGCCGCGACGGGCACGACCAGGACCGGCCGACGACCTCACCAACCATCGACCAACCGGCTGCCCGGAGGCTGGTGCCCGGCTCTGTAGCGAGGATGTACGTGCCCATCCGGAGGTAGCCCATGGCCCTCGCTGCGCGCCACGCAGCGGCGTACAGGGCCGAGCAGGCGTTGGGGCATCCATCGGTGGCGAGGCGAGTGACCTCGGCGGTGAAGCCGTCATCCCGGGCGCGGGACGTAGGTCGACCGACGATGGCCACTCCCCGGACCGCTCCGGCCTCGTCGACCACGGCGAGGGAGAACTTGCAGCCGCGGGCCGCGCCGTGGTGACGGTGCGTGCGTTCGACGAAGTCGTTGGCGGCGCGCAGCGTGAGAGGCACGATCGTGAGACGAGGCTGGCTCATGGCCGACCCAGCCCGAGAGGTCCGCGCAGCTCGGCCAGGATCTCGTACGGCTCAAGTGGGCGGTGCCGACGCTCGTCCCTGTGGCCCACGACCAGGCCCGCGACGAACGCGGCCACGTGGGTGATGAGGCACGCGGTGAAAAGGAGGCTCCACATGCCGGTCATCGGTCACCGCTGGTCGGGTCCGCGCTCGGTCCGAGATACCTCCCGCGGACCCGACCGGTTGGAAGAGCCTGTACCGTTGCACTTCCCGGTGAGCGGCCCTGTGCCCTTCCGGTCGCGGCTGGCCGATCCCCCACGGCGGACGGGGAATCAGCATCAGCCGCGACCGCAGGGGCCAGGTCGATGGACAGGACGACGTTGGGCTCGGTAGGCAGGCAGGGGATCACCGCGCCGACCTCTCGGCCCGCATGAGCTGCAATTCACGGCGGACGGCGTTGGCCTTGACCTCGGCCCGCTCACACGTCTTGTCCAGCCGCTCGATCCCGGTCGCGATCTTGGCCAACTCGGCGACGAGCCAGTTGTTGTGCTTGGTGAGCAGCCGGACGCGGCAGGAGAGGATGGCGATGGCCAGTCCCCAGCACACGACGGCGCCGACCACGAGCGCGGCGGTAACGAGGTTCATCCCGTTGCCGCCTTCCCGGGCTTGGGGCAGGCGCCGTACTCGCCCGCAGCCGTGGACCGGAGCGCGACCGCTGCGTCAGCCCGGAAGCACATCCATCGGTAGACCCGCGCGACCGGGTCCTGGTTCGCTGGGTCCTCCCACGACCGCAGCCGACGCAGTTGGCTGTCGACCAGGACGCGCTGCTCGGCCGAACCGTCCCTGGACGTGGACGGGGCGCGTAGGCCGGCCTGGACGCCGAACGTGAGATCCCGCCGCGGGCTCACGTCGTGCGCCGATCGGCCAGGGCGTTCACGCTCGGTACCGGCCCGCCCTTGAACGGTACGGGTGGGTCCACGGGCACGACATCGGCCAACAGCCAGGCCCATCTTCCAGCGGTAAAGTCTCCGTAGGGGCGCTGGTCTTCAACCCGTATCGGACGACCATTGTTAGGTTTTCCCGGCCCGAGTAGCCACAATCCTCCCTCTTGGTGAGGCAGACCGCCGTCGTGTGGCAGGTTGCGGACGTGGTGCCCGTTGGGCGACCCCACCGTTGAACCGATCGGCACCACGTCGACCAGCGTGGCCGTGGCGACGATGGCGCCAAGAGGGCACACCAGCAGCCGGTCCCACCCGCCGGACATCATCTGCTCGCCCTTGGCGATTGGCTCGCCGGTGACGTTGGTCCACGTCCCGACGTTCAGGGCGCCGTTGCCGAGTGGCCGTTTCGCGGCGTGGATCGCCAACGGCCCCCGGTACTGCGTCGACCACGAGCGGGTCTCGATCGTCTTCACCCCGAGGGCGATGAGCGACGCCCACGGCTGGTGCAGGGTGAGCACCTTCACGCCTTGGCCTCCCGGTCAGCGCCCAGGCAGGCGTCCTCGCACGCGATCTCGGCCAGATCAGCGCACACGACGCACCAGGTACACAGCTCAGCCGTGTCGGGGTCGAACGTGTCGGGGTCGATCTCTTCCACCCCGGACACGTCCACCCCGCACAGGGCCCGGTCGGGCGAATGGTCCGGGCAGTAGCGGTGCAGGAGCCTGGTCACGAGATCGCCCGTACGGCCAGCAGCCGGTCTATCTCGGCCGCGATGAGCGCGCCGGCCTTGACCAGCTGGCGAACCGGGTCGTCAGGCGTTGGCTTCCACGAGCAACCATTGGTGCCGTCGATAGCTGGCCACGGCCATCCCTCCGGCTCCTCGAAGTGGTCGCAATCGCCGTCGGTGACGAGATCCGCCATGTAGGCCCACGCCGCCGCAGCCAGCTCGCCGTTGGGTTCATGGGACAGATCGTGAGCGGTCGGGTACCCCTCGACGACGACCTGCCGCCGGCGCTCGGCGGCGATCAGGTCGGCGCCTCCATCCAGCCTCTGCAGCTGGTTGACGAGGTACGGCACGGCCTGGCCGTCATCGAGCACCACGAGCGCCGTGCTCGGGACATGGGCGACGGGCGACTCGTCGACCTCATCGACCGTTCCCGGCCGGGTGCGCTGGCTGAGGAGCTGGAGCGTTTCGTCCCACTCGGGGCGCACCTGCACGCGGTCTCCGGGGGCGATCACGCGGGCACCTCGAACTCTTCGACGGTGGACCGCAGCGTGTCTTCACGACCGGAGAGCGGATGGTCCTCGCACCACTGCGCCGTCGAGCAGCACTGCGGGACCGTCCCCGACCCATGGCAGGCAGGGCAGGTGGGGTCGAACTCGTCGTACCAGCCGCACGCGGGGCATAACTCACAGTCCTCGAACACGAGCGACGAGCCGCATCGGCCGCACTGCACCTCGGTGTTCGCGCGCTGGACCTGCTGGCCTTCCTCGTGGGGGCGGGGAGAAGAAAGGGCGGTCATGAGCGCGCCTTTTCGGCCGCGAACGCCCGGGCGAAGTCCTCAGGGTGATTGCGAGCCACGGCCCGCTCGGCACGGTCGCGCCGGCTGTCATAGCCGGGCGAGTCCGTGCGGCCCCGCTCGACCCACAGGGCGGCGAACTCGTCGCCGTGCATGCGGGCGACGATGTGCCGCGCCCGCTGCCGCGCCCGCTGGTCAGCGCGGTGAGCCTCGATGCCAGCGGGGGATCGGGGCATGCCGCCGTAGCGGGTCGCGGGAGCGTCCTTGCGCTCGGCCAGGGTGCGGGCGGTCACAGCCGCTCCAGCGCGGTGGGCCATTGGCGGAGCGCGCACGGCACGCAAAGGCGCATGCCGGACTGGCCGTAGCCGGCGACCTGGCTCCGGTCCTCGACGTAGATGGTGCCGGGCTCGATGACATCGGCGCAGCCGGCCGCCTGAGCCCGGCCCTGCGGCACGTCCTGGAGGGCGATGGCGCACGCCTCGGCGTAGGCGGCGAGGTGGCAGCGGTGCCGGTGCCGGGCGCGCCGCGGGATGACCTGCTCCTCGTACGACCGCAGCCCATACCGGACGTGGGCGATGTCGCCCAAGCCGCCACCTTCGATCAGTCGGAGAGCGGCGGTCATGCCAGCCCAACCCAACGGCCGATAATCACTCTTATGTTAAGCTGTGATTGGCTATCTGATCTGGTGCTGTTTGACAGCGTATCACACGAGAGGAGCGGGCGGGCGGTCATCGCGCTCGTCCCACGGGGCAGAGACGCTGACGGTCAGTGCGCTCACGCTGCCGATCGATCCTGTCGACCTGGTACTCCTGCCACGTGGCGCAGGCTCGCTTGTGGGACGACTTGCCGCCGTTCCCGAACACCTTCCGGCCGCAGAAGCAAGTCCACGCCCGCCGGGCATGAACCGATGCGCTGGAGCTGCGCGCCGAGGTCACGCTGCCGCCCCGATCCCGAGCTGCTCTGCCCAGCGGCGAAGCGTCTGGCCCGAGATGGTGATCGCGTGCTCGGCGTAGAGCCGGCGCGACACTTCCTCCCATGACCCCGTGGTGCTGTAGAGCGAGCCCATGAGGGCCTCAAGCTGGCCTTGCGCGAGCTTGTCGGCCATCCGAAACTGAGCAGATCGTGGTGCCACAGCGGAAAGACTATCCGCTCAGCGGATGAATCGCAACAACTTATTGCCATTTGTTGTCCACAGGAGCATGATGGGTCGGTGACCGGAACACCTACTCCCGAGCGTGAACAAGTCGCGGCGGAAGTAAGGGCCCTCATGGGCCGAGGCCGCGGCCATCGCCGTGTATCCCAAGCGAGGCTCGCTGCCGACCTTCACATGGCACAGGCGTCACTCTCACGTCGGCTGACCGGCGAGGTGCCCTTCGACATCGACGAGCTGGCACTGATCGCCCGGTATTTCGGTGTGCCCCTGGGCCGACTCCTCGGCGAGGCGGTTACGATCAGAGACACGGGCCGTTTGCTCAGTTCACGAGCGGCGTAACTACCCGCAGTGGTAAGCATCGACCAGGGTGGGGACTCTGGCGGAAACGACGGCTTGGCTTCTCGCGGTCGGACTTGCTCCGAAGACAGCACGTCTCTATGCGAGGAACATCCTGGCCGCGGACCTATGGTGCCGGGAACGGGGTCTCGACCTGGCGACACTGGCCCCGGAGGTGGTCGTCGAGCTGGCGGACACGAAGCCCCTGACGCACTCCACGAGGACGATCCTGCGTGCGTCGCTGCGCCACTACTGGGAGAGAGTTGGCCGGGACAACCCGCCGCTGAGGGCGGTCCGAGTCCCACCGGAACCCCGTCACCACTGCCGCGCCCTCGACGAGGACGACGCCCGTATCCTCGCAAGGGCAGCGCGAGCGCGCTCCGACCGCAAGGGCCTGGTCGTGATCCTGGGTCTCTACCAGGCGATGCGGCGTGAGGAGATAGCCACTCTGCCGTGGTCGGCCACCCGCGAGGAGGGTTGGCTGCGCATCGTCGGCAAGGGATCGAAGGAGCGCCGGATCCCACTCCACGAAGTCACAGCGGAGGCTCTAACCTGGATGCCCCGATCGAGCGATTACGTCCTGGTCGGCCGGTACGGCGGGCCAGTCACGCCGGCCACGGTCTGGGCCTGGGTGCGGGAGGTGTCCGAGGCGGCTGGGGTGCCCGTGGTTCCTCCCCATATCTTGCGACACACCAGCCTGGCCACGGCGAACGACAACACCGGCGACCTGCGGGCCGTGCAGGCGTTCGCCGGGCACAGCAAGCCCGAGACCACCGCGGGCTACACAAGGGCGCACACCCGCCGCCTGGCCGCCGTGGTTGCATCCCTCGACTACTGACGTAGGCTCTCGACCAGGCGACCGGAGGGGGAGAGCATGAGGCGGATCATGGTGGATGACCCCTTCGGGTGGGGCGGCTTCTGCGCCGCCATGATCGGCCTCCCGGTGGGCTGGCTCACTGGTCACCCGGCCGTAGGTGGAGCGCTGTTCCTCGCCCTCTGGCCGGTGCTGGCCCTGTCCATGAGGCCTTGAAGCGGGATGCTCACCGTTCACCGTCGGCCGCAGCCGGTGAGGAAGGCAGCCGATGGCGGTGCGGGGATGGGCATCACCGGTCGCTCGCCGCCGAGGCGCACGAGGCAGTCCCCGCACAGCCCGTGGAGCACCACCGGGCCGCCGCACTCGGTACCGTCGCCGGAGCGGCCATCGGCCCAGCACCCGGCGGAGCGGTCGGGATCGTGCATCTCCTCGCCGCCCCAGGGAATCACGACGCCGGCCCGACCTCTGCCCAGCAGGGCTGACACCAGCCGTTGGGCTCGGCACGGTCCCGGCAGAACGACCCGTCGAGGCGCGTGCCGCCCTCGTTGACGCAGCGGTCGTCGGCCTCGACGGCTGCCGCTCCGCCGGCGTAGAGGGCGAGCGCCGCCCGCACCGCCGTCCACTGCTGGGGCGTCCATGCGATCACTGGTCCTCCTGACGGTGGCGGTGATGATGATGATGGGCAGTCGGCAGGTGGTCGGCCAGGATCTCGACGTCGACCGCCGTCTCATCGGCGAAGACCCGGCTGGCGCCGCACGCCCACACGACCCGGACGCCGCCCTCGGCCCTGAGCACGAACCGGCGGGGGCAGCCGGCGGCGTGCATGTCGTCGGCCTCTACGGCGCCGGCCGGGCGTCCATGCACCCGTCCCGGGCGGCCAACCCCTCCTCGTGGCGCCACTCACCCTCGCGCCGCCCCAGTGCCGTTCCGCAGCCCGCACAAGTCGCCCGCTCGACGTCGGGGGCCCCGGCCGGGATCGGCACACACAGGCCCGGGAGGTTGATGACGGGCGGCCACGGCGGCAGCAGTGCCTCGCTGCCGGCGGCCAGGTGCAGCGTGTCGCCGGCGAAGCTCGGCACGATCCCGTGCTCCGCCCGCAGGCGGTCGCCGGCCTGGTCGTCGGGACCGTGCCAGGTTCCCACGTCAGAGCGAGTCCGTGAGGACGCCAGCGGTGAGGAACCCGTGGTAGTCGCTAGTCAGGATCGAGGGCGTAACGCTGAGGCTCGGCGGGTTGTGCGGGTCGCCGGTGCGCGTCCAGCCGGGTCCAGGAACGCCGTTGTTGCGGGACGGCCCATCGACGTGCCACCAGTGGCCGCGGCTGTCCGACTTCGCCGGTGGGAGGACGACGACGAGGGCGATGCCATCCGGCCCGACACCGAAGGGACGCAGCCAGGCGCCGTCCTGCATGGCTCCGGGCGGCAACGACTTGTGCGGCCATTCCCGGCCGTCGTCGGCCCGGTAGATCGGTTCCTGATTGACTTGGCGCTCGTCGTCGTCGGTGAACTCGTAACCGCACCCGCAAGCGGTGGGCCACTCGGGTCGGTCGGCGTAGTCCTCGACGTGGAGGGCGGCGACCGTGTCCCGCTCGCTGAGCATCAGCAGCTGGCGACCGATAGCGACGGAAGCGTTGTGGTAGTCCCGCCCGAGCGGGCATCCCTTGTCCTGGCGGCAGTAGCGGTGAAGCGATATCTCAGCCTCAGGGGTGCGCTCCACCCAGAAGCAGGGCCAACTCACGGCGTGAACCGCTCGTCGGTGTCCAGGCGCCGACCGACCCAGTCGGTAGCCTCCGGTGGCTTCTCGGGGGCGTTGGGCACGGCGTAGACCCCCAGGCCCGAGAGCAGGCCGGCGATCCAGGCGCCCATCCCCTCCTGCAGGGTGAGGCCGTCGCCCAGCGAGGCGGCCAGGGCGGCCAGGCCGGCCATGATGCCGGCGAGGAGGGCCTTGCGGTACAGGGCGGGGTTCATGGTGCTCCTGTCGGTGGTCGGGCGAACGGGTCGGCGCCGGCCCGGATGGCATCCATGCGCCGGGCCACGTCGGCGCAGGCCGCCGGGCGCTCGTCCTGGGCGTAGAGGGCGGCGCAGTCGATCGAGCGCTGCAGGGCGGCGATGGCGCCGGCAAGGGTGGCGGCCTGGCGTTCCCGAGCCTCCGGGGACGTGGCGCCGTTGATCTGGTCCACCACGACGGCGATCTGCTGGGCGAGGCCCTCAATGCGTTCCCGACTGGAGCGCCGCTCCCTGCCGCTCTCGACGGCGCCGGCGACCAGCCACGTCATCCCGGCGAGGCCGACGAGCACCAGCGTCAGGGCGGCGATCCACCAGCGCCGACGGAGCCAGGCGGTGGCCCTCATGCCGCCACGGCCTTGATGAGGGTCAACATGAGGCCGGTGACGGTGAGGAGGAGCAGCGCCGTGGCCCAGGCCACCCGGCGGGCGTCCTCGGCGATCTTGCGGGTCTCGGCTGCTGCGGCGGCGTCGGTCTGCTTGTCGGCGGCGGCGATACGGGCGTCGGCCAGGCGGTCGCGCTCGTACTCGCCCTTCGGGACGTAGGCCAGCTCGCGGAACTGGCTGCGCATGTCTGCGCCCAGCTGGTCGAGACGGGCGTCTACGTGGCGCCGGTCCTCCTGCTGTCGCCGCTGGAGTTCGTTGAGCTGGTAGAGCACCAATTCGAGCGAGGGCTGGGGTTCGTCGGCGGGGGGCATCGGCTGCTGTGTCCTCTGGTCGGGGGTGCTGGTACCTACGGTCTGAAGTAGTGCGTGCACCATTGCTGCGTCCTTCCCGGTCGTCGTAGGTTCACGGCAGCCGGCGGGATCGGAAGGTGGTCCTGCTGGTTAGGCCCCGGGCGTGGGGTCTTCATCCCCGCGCCCGGGCCGCTCGGTGTTGCAGGTGAGACGGTTCATCTCGCCGTCAGTGCGGCGACGAGGCCGATGACGGCGACGATCACCGCGGCGACGCTGACGGCCACGGCGATCGCCCATTGGTTCCCACCCTTGGTCTCGGTCTGGGCGACGCGCTGGCCGGCCTGTTCGTACTGGACCCGGGACAGCTCCTCGATGCGCTTGATGAGCGGCTCCAGCGCGATGGCTTGGGCCGACGCCGCAGCGGCAGCAGCGGCCGCCGCCTGAGCGCGCAGGGTCTCGGCGGAGGTGGCGACCACGGTGGCCAGGGTGGACGCCTGGGTGGCCGACACCTCCGCAGCTCGTGAGACGGCGGCCGCGTCGACCGCCCGGATGGCGTCAAGGCGGGCGCTCTCCTTGGCCTGCAGCTCCGTTTGGTGCGCTGCCCGGAGGTCAGCGATCTCCTTGACGTGGGCCGACGCCATCTCCCGGAGGTCGTCCTGGCGCTTGACCGCGGCCTCGACCAAGGCGAGGACGTTCTCGGTCGGGTCGACGACGGGGGCGCCCGACGCGTCGACCCCCGGACCAGGGTTGCGTGCCACTTACAACGCCTTGAGCGCGGCCACGAGCGGCACGAGGGTGACGAGGGCCAAGCCAAGCCAGCCGATGGCGATGGACCGGCGCACGGTGGTGACGCCCCACGCCGCGGCCATGAAGCACACGATGGCCAGGACGTAGACGATGACCTGCCAGGGTGCGGACATCAGCCCTCCTCGTTGGAGACTGCGCACGCGGCCAGCACCGCGGCCACGCCCTGCGGGTTCGGCTCGGCCCTGAGTGCCACCGTGCCGCCGGCGTCGCGGTGGAAGGCGTCGTTGACGTCACCGATCGGCGTGGCTCCCGCGGCCAGCAGGGCCAGGACGTTCTCGGTGGTCGTCAGGACGATGGGGTTGTTCGCCGGGCGCAGCAGGAACACGGCACCGCCCCAGTTGTAGAGCAGGTAGGCCTTCATGGAGTCGTCCTCCTCGGGGTCAGGTACAGGATCAGGGGTCGGCGTGGGCACCGGGCCTGGCCCGGGACTCGGGTGGCCGCTGTGAACCCAGTCGTAGATCTCGTCGCCGGGGCACTCGGTAGCCGTGATGTCCCGATGGCCACAGATCTCGCCACCACCCAGCCACTCGATGGCGTCGTTGATGGCCTGCCGGGCCGAGCCATCGTCGACAGCGAGCCTGCCGAGAGGGCTGACGGGAACGACCGGGTTGAGCAGGATGTGATCGAGCACGGTAGCGAGCGCATCGTCGTGGCGGCCTGGCGCTGGCAGCCCAGCGGCCAGGGTGAACTCGTCGCCCTCGCCGCCAAGGAAGCAGACGGCGTAGAACCGCTGATTGCCGTCGTCGGTCCCGTTGGCCGCCGTGCGGTGGCCCGGCCCGCGCCCCTCGAAGACGTAGCCGTGCGGGCAGCCGATGGCCGAGTAGGCGAGGTCGGCCCATCCGCGGGTGTCCATGTGGAACGCCTGGATTCCACGCACAAGTGCCGCGCACGAACTGTGCGGAAAAGACCCTATGTGCGGCCCTTCCCAGTGAACGGCAACCCCGTCCGGGGTGATATTGGTCGACGTCGAGGCGGAGCGGGCACCCCACTGTGCACGGCTGACGAACTTCATGGGCGCTCCCCCCAGGGTCCTGAACGGCTCGGCCTCGCGGACACGGCGGTTCCGCACCCCCGCCATGCCCTTGTCGTAGCGCCGCCCGCTCGGTCCTTTGCCGTCGACGAGCTCGACGGCGGCACCGGCGAAGTCCTCGGCGTTGATCAGCTTTACGACGGACGTGGCCGGGAAGCCGGTCGCGGGTGAGATGCCCCAGTTGAAAGCGAAGCTGACCAGGCAGTCGAACTGCGCTTGGGTGAGGGGCACGTCGATGGTGTCGTTGACCGAGGCGACGTAAGGCTGCACGTCGCCGATGAAAAGGTCCCAGACCTCGGCGTCGCTGAGCGAGCGGTCGGCGAAGCCCTGGTCAGTGGACGGGTTCCAGACGTGGCCGATGCCGATTGTCCACGTTCCGAGGGAGTCCTGGTACCAGTCGTTACGCTCGCCTTCTTCTGCTGCGATGAAGTTGGCGCCGTCGTCGGACAGCTCCACTACCGCGACCATTGGCCCAGCTCAGGGCCTTCCCGCACGCCGTACAGCACCTCGCTTCCCCACGCCAGGTCGGCCCGGCCGAGGGAGTTGAACCGCAGGACCACGAGGGCGTCGTCGCCGTTGTCGCCGTGGTAGTTGACGGTCTCGCCCGCGATGACGACACGACGCTCAGTCTCGGACATTCGTGCCTCCTCGGGCGTAGGATTGGGGAACCGCACGAGAGTGGGGAGTCGCGGATAACCGGAACGGCCGCGATGCCTGAGCCAGGGTGCTTAGACCTCACTGAATCCGCTGGGCTGGGCATCAGCGGCTCGGGCGGCTACCTCGGTCGACTGGCCCGGTCCCGCATCCACTCCACGGCGGCGATCTGGCTGGGATCTAGGCCGGACTCCACTTCGGTCAGCCGGTCGCCGACAACGAGGGTTGTGGCGTCCTCATCCGACCAGATCACGCCCGGCAGCTCGAACCTGGAGCCGTCCGAACGGCGCATGAAAGCGGTGTAGCCCGGCCCACAGGAGCGGGTGCGACTGAGAACCCGCACCGGGCGGTGGAACACCGTCTCGCCCTCGATCATGGGCGGGTCGGCGAGGTCCGGGTCATCGAGCCCGGCCTCAGGATGGCAGAGGTAGATGGTGTCGCCCTCGCGCACGCCCGGGCGGGTATCGACGCCCGAGAGCTTCACGCTCACGCTCAGCGGGGGCTCGGCCTCCCGGGCGGCCAAGGCGATGGCCAGGGCGTCGGCGTAGCCCTGGTGGTCGACGGTGCTGGCCGAGACCGGCTTGACCCGCACGATGGGCCGTTCGTTGTAGTCCAGCTCGGCCGTACCCGGGACCTCGGCCACGGCGGTGATCGGGAAGTCCTGGCCGCTCACCGTCTTGCGGTCGGCGCCGATGACGAGGATGTGGGTGGGCCGGTCGGTGACGTCGACCTCGGGGTCGTCCATGCTCTCGACGTCGCGGTCTCGAGGCAGCAGCGTGACGGGGACGGCACTGTCGGGGCCGTGGTCGGTGCCCACGGTCGTGGCCACGTCGATGGTGGGTGGGTCGGCAGGGTTGACCCGGTACTCACGGGGCGGGTCGGAGATGACCGAGCAGTAGTGCTCCAGGGCGTCTCGGTCGGTCAGGTTGAGGATCAACCAGTCGTAGGGGATGACCTCGGGGCAGTCGATCGTCCCGGGGGCCAGACTGAGCGGATCGCCGGTGTCGGGGTCGGTGAGCAGCTGGGCCACGATGGCATCCCCGGTCGCCGGGGTGACGCCGGTGCGGGCCAGGGACATGCCGGCCAGCGACCATCCGGAAGTGCTGCCCTCGGCGACGAACATGGTCCGCACGAACTGCGCCCCGGCCGGCGCGGTGGAATCGACGTAGACGCTCGCTTCTGACGGATCGACGGTGGCCGAGTCGTAGACCACAGTGGCGGTGTCGGTGTCGACGAAGGTGAAGTCGGCGGCGTAGAAGAGGTCACCGTCCACGTCGGTGAAGATCACCCGGCGCTCGACCTCCTCGTAGCCCGAGGGCGGGGTTAGGTCCATGGCCAGCTCCTTGACCTCGCCATCAGTGCCGTCCATGGTGGCGGACTCGATGATGACGTCGGGGTACCCCGCCCGGATGCAGCGCATCGACAGCTTGATGTTGCCGGTGTTGAGGTTGGGGCCCGAGCGCACCTTGCAGCGGACCTTGTAAGTGCGCTCGGGAGTGACGACAGCAACTCCGCCGATGATGCCGGCCCGGTTGTTGTCGAGCTTGGTGATAGTGATGCGACGGACGTAGACCGGCGCGCCGATGATGTCCTGGCAGCTGACGAACGGGTAGAAGAACTCCTGGCCGGTCGACGGGCGGAACTCCTTGCGGATCTGCTCCCATTCAAAGTCGGTACTGCCCTTGTCCTCGCCCACCGTCTCGGGGTCGACGGTGTCGCCGACGAGCATCCCGCCCACCCGGTAGCTGCCGACCTGCAGGTCGTCGCCCGACTGGGCCAGCCCGGCGACCTCGTACCGGGTGTCGACTTCGACCGCATAGCCGACGTCACTGGTGATCTTGGCCCGGTTGCCCTTCACGCGCTTGCACGTCACGTCGTCGAGGTGCCAGTAGCCGGAGTGGTGACCGCTGACGGTGTAACCGATGTTCAGCTTGTCGCGGTTGGGAGGGATCGGGATGCGCACCGTCATCCGCGTGTACTGCGCCGGGGTGACTGAATGCTCGGAGCCCTTCATCGCCTCCGCTGGGTACCACTTCTCGTGGTTGGCGCTTGTGGGGTGAGGGATGTGCCCGTACAGGTGCGCCTGGCCATCGGTGCTCGGTGCTGGCCACAGGAAGCCCTCGAGCTCATACTCCTCACCGGCCACCACGTCGGCCGGATCAACGCCGGGGTCGGCGGAGAACTGCACCCGGGCGAACTTCTCATCCGGGGTGCCGGCGACCCCCGCGGTGGTGAAGCAGTTGGACCCGTCGGTGCCCTGCCCGGTGTCGTGGTAAAAGGGCGTGGCCGGATCCGCGATCTCGGTGTTGGTGTACCAGCGGCTGATGTCCGCCTCGAAGCGCCCGTTGGGAATGAGATCCTTCTGGGTGACGGGCCCGCAGCGGATGGCAGCGAGCCCTCCATAGTCGACGATGTCCATGTCGCCCGGGAACTCAGAGATGTCCGTCCACGCCACGCCACCGTCGAGGCCATCGGCGAAGGCATAGATCACCGGTTTGGGGATGGGGGCGCAGGCAACCACGTTGGTGCCGCCGAACATGGTCCCGGGCACGACCGTGACGTAGGCGGACTCGGTCCACCCGGTGTCGCCGGCAGCCAGATCGCCGTTGGTCCACAGGTTGGGCGGGTCGAACTTGCCCTCGTACAACGTTCGCACGCGGCCCTTGCCCACGCCGGAGACGCCACTGGCTTGGGCCCGGTACTGGTTGCCCGGCCGGACGGGAAACCGCTCGTCGCTCTCAAGGATGTCGTCCTTGACCAGCCCGCCGGCACAAGTGGCGGGACCTCCCTCGGGGATGACCCACAGGCTGCCCTCCGCCGGCCGCTGCCAGTACAGCGCGCCGAGGGTGAAGACCGGGTTCCCAAGCTTGTTCGCGCCCGAGATGTACTCCCGGTCGGCGATGCGGGGCCCGATGCCGCCCCCGCCCGGGTGCCAGATCATCCCGGGCCCGCCGATGGTCAGGCCCTTCTCGTCACCCTTGACCCGGGTGAGCAGGCCGACGTAGGTGAGCTCGGCCGCGGGGTCGTACAGCTGGAAATACAGCTTGCGCGGCTTGCGCCTGCCGTTGGCGACCACGGTGAGCTTGTCGTAGCTGTCCGGCGTCCAGTTGACGTCAGCGCTCCATCGGCCCTCCGCCATGTGGACTTCGGTGACGGTGAGGGCCACGTCAGATGGCGTCGCCGTTGGCGTCGACCCAGGTTGAGCCATCCGACCAAATCGGCTGCTTGAGCGTGGAGTCCCATATCATCGTCCCCTCTGGCACTGCGGATGCACCCAGGGCGTTGCGCAGGGTGGTGCTGTAGTTGCCAGGCCGAAAGCCCACAGCGGCCCGGGCCAAGCCGGACGGAGTGACGCCGAAGACCTCGATCGAATCGCTGAGGTCCTGCCCGAAACCCCGGGCCCGCACGAACCACCCGTTGCCTTCGGCGCCGTTGTAGACGGTCGCGTAAGGCGACAGGATGCCCGGGCCATAGGCGATGCCGAAGCTGGCGAACGGCGCGTCGAACTGGTCGCCGCCGTGCTGGTCGATGACTGCGTTCTCGCCCGAACCTCCCCAGTCAGGAACGATGATGGGCGGCCCGTAGGACGCGATCCCGTTGACCTGCATGCGCCCGCGGGGGTGGGCGATCTGCGTCCCATCTCCACCCCAGAGCACGGCGCCGGTGCCGTTGGTCTGCTCGACGGTGATGTCGCAGAACGGGCGGACGATCGACGAACTGGCCAGGTCGAAGATGGTCCCGTCGTTGTCAACGTTGCCCCGGAACCGGAACCCGCAGTCGAAGACCTGGACGCCGGCTTCGGTCTTCAACGCTGTCTGACCGCTGTCGACGTTGAACTTCAGATCGAGGTCGTTGTAGAAAAAGGACGGGCTGGCCGCGGCGTGCTTGCGGAAGCGGTAGCAATAGGTGCCGTTGCGCGACTCGGCCCGGATGTTGCCTCTCTCCGTCCAGGTGCCGAGGTCGTCGTAGAAGTCGTTGAAGAAGTCGAAGTTGGCGCTGTCCACGCCGTCGAACCCCGAGACGAACGTCCCGTCGATGGTCAAGCTGATGGCGCCGTTGCACTGGACTCCGATTGCCCCGTCGCCGGCGCCGGTGCCGTCGATGAAGCCGCCCCTGAGCACCCCCGCCTTCGCGACGGTGAAGGGGTCGATACGAACGCCGACACAGACGCCGTCGCCGGTGTAGACGAGGTTCGACACGCCCATGTCGAAGACGACCCGCGGGGAGCGGACCTCGAACGCGGGGTCGGCCAGGCCCTCGACGTCGTAGCTGTCGCCGGCCAGGACGACCGTGCCGTAGCCCCGGTCGTTCGCGTCGGCGAGGGCGTCAGCGATGTCCGACTCGGTCCCTTCTGGGCCGATGATGACCACGTGCCGGGCAGCGTTGAGACGGGCACCCAACTGCTGGTGATGGGCGATACCGCCCGTCGTGGCGCCCGGTTCGCCCTCCGGGACGATCGACTCGGGAAAAAGGAGATCGGGGTCCCAACTCACGCGACCACCTGCCTCGGGCGGCTCGTGTCGCCGAGCTGGCGGTGCAGATCGTGGGGCCGATCGCGAGTCACCGGCGTCCCCACGCCGGCCCCGAAGCGGGCGCTGGTCACCGAGGCAGCGGTGACCGAGAACGTGCCGGCGTTGGCCGCCGCCGAGTCGATGGCACCGACGTAGCGGCGGAAGCCGAGGATGGTCTCAGCGGTCTCCTCCACTCGTCCGAGGTAGGCGGTGCCATCCAGCGCGGGCGAGGCCGTCCAGCGGACGCGGCGGTCGGTGACGACCAAGGGGGCGCGAGTCGAGCCGTGCTGGACGCGGCAATGGCGCTCGCCGCGACGCAAGGTCACGAAGGCATCGGCGACGAGGGGCGCCACCAGGCGGATGGTCACCACCTCGGGGCTGATCCGCACCAGGCGCACGGCTATGAGCGACGCCGCGACCGACGGCGAGTCGATGATCAGTGTGCCCATGGCGAACCATGCCGGGGTGCTGTACGAGCCGCCGTAGGTGTCGGAGTACGTGTCGCTGTAGAAGTCGCCGACGACCACCCGACCGCGTCGGGCCTCAACGGTGAGGGTGGGGGTTGCGCCGGCCGCTCCGACGGTGAGGCGCAGCAGTCCGTTGTTGATGCGGCAGTGGGTCGTCGCCGCGAAGCGCCACGGGCCGAACACGTTGTGAACCTGGCTGAGATCCCGGGCCCGGCAGTCTCCGCCGGACTGGGAAGCGGAACGGGGTCGGCCGAGGGGGTAGGAGCGGACGGTCACGGCTGCTCCATCACGGGGTCGTAGGCGCGGCTGATCTCGGTTCCGTCGATGACGATCCGCATCTCGTCCGCGAAGGAATCCAGGTCCGAGGGGGGCAGGGCCACGACCGTGCGGGGGGTGATCCCGACAACGTCGGGGATGGTGGCCAGGTCGACCTCAAGGCGGGTCGAGACCGTCATGCCGCGGCCCCCAGATAGGCCGCCGCCAGGGCGAAGTCCGCAGCGATCGTCCCGGCGTTGAACTGGTACGGCACGAAATCGAAGGACTTCATGATGTACAAGCCGTTGAACGGGGCGATCACGGCGTACGGCGAGGTGATCGTAGCCAGCACGCCCGTGTGGCCGTCACGCGTGGTCCGGTTGCCGAGGTTGTTGACGAGCGTGAAGAGCGCCTGGGCCGCGGCCAGGGCCATCGAGCCACCGAGCCGCACGAGGCTGATCCCCTCCACCGTCGCCGTCTGCTGGTAGGTCGGGTTGTAGTGGATGGTGGCGACCGGGCCGAAATCCGTGACGGCCGTCATCGGTGGGCCCGCCGGTTCTCCAAGGTGCCCTGCGCCACGGCGGTCGCCAGGACCTTGCGATCCAGCACGATCGTCGTGTGGACCATGGGTGGCGGGGCTGAGGCCGCGGTAGCGGGGCTCGCGCCGGACGGCACAGCGCCGAGGCCGCCGCCGGTCGAGCGCAGCGACGGGGCCGAGGCATATGGCGGCGGCACCCCGAGGGCGCGGTTGGCCAGGGCGGCGAGATTGAGGTTGCGGGCCCGGTACTTCGGGTCGGTGGCGATGACGATCTCAGGCCATTTGGGGTCGCCCTCGCCGACGAGGAACGTCGGTCGGTTCGTCACGAACCCGGAGGTCCGGCCACCGGCGGCGAGGGGGACGATGCTTCGAGGGCCGAGCACGCCGCCGGTCGCGACCTGGTTGCCGGTGCGGTCGGTGCCCTCCTCCCGCCCGGTGTCGGAGTTGTGGACGACGACATAGACGTCCTTGCGGGTGGGGATGCCCTCGATGCGCTCGTAGATGTCGTCGAGGGTGTTGAGCACCCCGTCGGCGCCGGGCAGGCGGATGTAGGTCGGCTTCTCGTCGGGGATTTCATGGATGAGGCTCGCGTAGTTGCGCAGCTGCTCGCCGAGCGGTCCGCCTATGACGTCGGCCTGCTGGAGGAGCGCCTGCTTGAGCAGGTCCACCTTCATCTGCGCGGAGACGGTCACGCCGGCGGCCTCGGCCTCGGCGACGGCCTTGTCCCGTGTCTCCTTCGCCAGTGCGACGACCGCCTCCTTGAGCCGGTCCTGCGCGTCCTCCTCCTTCTCGCTGGCGGCTGTCGCCTCATCGGAGGTCGCGCCGTACTTGGCGACAGCGGCAGCCGCCTCCGAGTGCGCCTTCTCCACCGCGTCGGTCGCCTTGGCCACGGCCAGGTGGCCCTTCTCCAAAGAAATGGTGGCGTCGAGGTTGCGTTCCTGTGCGGTCGATAGCTTGTCGAGGGCCTTGGCCGTCTCCGCCACGGCCTCGGCCACTTCCCTTTGCTTCTCCGCGTAGGCCGCTGCTGAGCCCTTGCCCTCGTCAAAGGCGTGGCTGATCTGGTCGACCGTCTTGGACGTGTCCCCGAGACCGGTGAGGCGCTGCACCCCGAGCTCAAAGGTCTTGAACAGCTGGTAGGCGGCGTGGTCGGCCTTTTCGTAGGCCGGGATCGCCTTCTGTACAAAGGAGATCTCGACCTCGTCGATCTTCTGCTTGAGCTCGCGCTGGGCGATGGCCAGTTCCTTGGCCTTGTCGATGTCGGCCTGGTGGATGATCGGGCCGGTGTTGGCCAACTTATTGAACTGCTCGGCCGTGGCCGCCATGATCGGGCGCAGGTCGAGGCCTGTCTTCTTGAACGCCTCCTGGAGGAACTGCGCCTTCTGGATCGGATCGTTGAGGGACTGGTAGGCGGCACGCATGTTGCCGATGGTCTCGATGAGGTTCGTCGACCCATCGGCGTTCTTGGCGATCTCGACGTGCACGCCGGCCAGGTCGCCCTTGTTCTGCTCGAGGATCGGGCCGAGCTTGAAGAACGCCTTGCCCATGGTGTCGACGTCGACACCCAGGCCGATGGCCACATTGCGCACCCGTGAGGCGTCCTCGGCGGTGCTCCCCAGTGTGGTCTTGAGCTTGTTGACCTCACTGGCCACGGACAGGAACTTGCCGACGGCAGCGAGAGCGAAGCCAGCGAAGGCGACACCCAAGCCAGCCACGCCCACGCCCACGCCGGTCAGGACCGACTTGAGCCCAGAGCCCTCGCTGGCGACGGCGGCCATGTTGTCCTTGGCTTTGCCGGCCGCCCCGGCGAAGTTGGTGAAGTGCCCGCTTAGCGCGCTCGTCCCCGGGCCCAGTCCTGTGATGGAGGACAGCAGCCCCTTGAAGCCCTTCTCCAGCGATCCGGTGGCGCTGCCCAGCCCACCGAGCTCGGCCTTCGTCTTGGCCACACCGGCAGCGACGTCGGTGGTGTCAAGCCTGACGTGGGAGACGAGGTCGGGCAGCCCTTCAGCCATGGCCTAGCGCGCCTTTCGTGCCGCGGCGAGGGCGATGAGGTCGGGACCAGTCCCCGTGGCGCGCTGAGATGAATCGGCCGGCGCCGACAGGCGTTGCTCCGCGTCGAGGAGGAGGTCGAACTGGGCGGGGGTCATGGCCCAGAAGTCGCCATGGCTTCGACCGAACCGGACGGTGGCGACGTAGTAGAAATCGCCCCAGGGGGTTCCTCGCCCGCCTGGTCCCCCTCGTCGGCTTTTCCCGGGTCGGGGAAACTCTCGTTGATCGCGTCGACGAGCGCCGAGCGCAGGACGGGATAGACCGAGGCCGGCGCGTCGAGGACGTCATCCTCGGTCACGCTCTCGTGCAGCAGACCTTCGAGGATGACGGCCGTCATCAGGGTGAAGGGGGTCAGGTGCTCACCCCTGACGAGGAGCTGCAACTGCTCGTTCAGGTTGGCGAGCGAGCCGTAGCGCGCTTCGAGCGCACGCATGGAGCGCATGGTGTAGCGGACGCGCACGTCACGCTCGCCCAGGCGCAGGGGAATGCCGGCTGCTTCGAGCCGGTCAACATCGGTAGTCAGAGTGAGCCTCCAATGACAAGGCCCCCCGGGTTTCGGAGGGCCTGCGAACGGTCCCCGGTCGAGTGGACCGGGTATGAGGATCGGTGCTGACAGATGCCTTACGAGATGGCGACCGCCGTCTCGTTCAGCAGCTCGTCGATCCAGAAGGAGTCCGCGGCGCGGGGGAAGACCTCGGCGGTGATCTCGTAGATCTGGTAGTCCTCCTCGGCGAAGCCCATCGCCGGGAAGCTCGACGTCTTGCACTTCCACAGCACGAGGTGGCCGTCGCCGAGGCCGAGGCCGACACCGTTGGCCAGGCCCTCGAACTTGTAGTAGGGGAACAGCGGATCCGTCCCCAGCAGGCGCCACCGGGCCAGCTGGTTGGGCGTGGTGCCGGAGTCCGTCGTCGTCCCACCGACCGCAGCGGCCCGGACGTTCAGGCTCTCCTGCGCGTAGGTGAACTTCACCGAGATGGACTCCAGGTACGAGTCCTGGTCGATGGGCGCGCTGTCGCCGCGAAGCTTCTTGGTGACGACGTTGCCCGTCACGAGCGCCGATTTGATGCCGGGCACGTCGATGCTGGTCCCATACGTCGCCGTCCCGCCCGGTGGATCGGCCGTCATCGGGGTGAGCCGGGCGTCCTTGATGCCGTAGAACTTGGTGACGTGGATGAGGGTGGGCATGGCTCAGCTCTCCTTCTTGGGTGCAGCGGGGCTTCCGCTGACCGGTTGGGCTCCGTCGAGCTGAGCGGCGAACCACTCGGCGTCGACCTCGTCGACCGTCACAGTGTGATCGGCGACCTTGTAGGTGACGGGCTCGCTGCCGCCGCGGCGCACGACGATCTCACCGTCGGCCTGGGGCACCTTGATCCTGATCATGTTCGCTGCCTCCTCAGGCGTCTCGGGTGGTCTGGATGGTGATGGCGTGCTGGACGATCCCCTTGGCCCGCTCGGGCAGGCGCCTCATCGACTGCACAGCCACTCCCCATACGTGGGTCGGTGCATCGTCGAGCGTGGCGCCGTCCAGGAGCATGACGAGGGCGCCGGGGAGGGTGGGGGACTCGTCACGCAGCAGCTGCCACAGGCTGACCTGCATCACCTCTTGGACGACCTTGCCGCCGTCGGCGTCGAATCGGGCGTTGACGGGGTCCATGGTGACAGCGATGGCTTCGAGCACCGTGACGTAGGGGGGGCGCTCGCCGTCAGGGACGACGTCACGATGAGCTGTGAGCCCGAGCCCGCCACTCTCGATCCTCGCCTTGACCGCGGTTGCCGAGGTCGCGGCCATCAGTGGAAGTCGGGGGCCTTGAACTGCGAGCGTGCTTCGGCGATGGCCGGGCGGCGGAAGGGCCGGGCCTCCATCTCCGAGGTGCCGAATTCGAGATAGGGGTTCTCGCCGTGGATCGTCGTGCCGTCCCCGCTCTCCTCCACACGGAGGCTGTCCTCGGTCTCGCCGGTGTCGCGATGGGGGGCCACGAGCTCTCGGGACCGCTGAGCAATCCACTCGGCCAAGCGGCGCTCCTCAGCCTTGGCGTTGGCGGCCAGGCGAGCCGCCTTCTCGGCGAGGGCCCGCTCGAAAGCGGCAGTGTCGAATGGCATCAGCCGATGCCCGGGAGCTTGTACTTCGAGCGGTACCGGTTGGCCACCTCATCGACGACCGGGATCCCGAACGGTCGCTCGTCGCCGGGCATGGAGAACCGCACGACACCCTGGTCGGTGGCCTCGGAAAACTGCCGGTTGGCCCGCGCCCCGGAACGGTCGTCGAGCAACTTCTGGGCGATCGCGGTCAGGGCGGCGTCCCTGATATCGGCCTCTGGTGCCGCCTGCCCGTGGACGACGTCGAGCTCGACATCGGCCGGCCAGGGGCCGAGGGCGTACCGCTTGATCTCACCGGTACCCAGGACCTGCAGATCCTCCAGCTCGGCGGCGGTGAAGGACGTGTAGGCGGTGGCGGTCGAGTAGGAGCGCACGGCGATGACCGATCGCACCGGCCAGTGCCTCAGCATGATCGTAGAGCGGCAGCTGGTCTCCAGGCGCTCGGTTGCCTCCCGCGGCACGAAGGCCATGCCGACGAAGTCCTCGAACGTGGTCTCGAACCACTCCCGAGCCTCGGCCAGTTCCTCATCGGTGAAGCTGGTGTCGCCCAGGTTGGCCAACCCGCGCAGCTCGGCGAAGGTGACGTAGCCCGGGACGTCGACGACGATGATCGGCACTAGGACACCTCGGCTCTCACGGCGTCGAGAAGTACGGCTGCTGGTTGACCTCGCCGGTCTGGCGAGCGGTGGCGTCCAGGGCTTCGTAGAAGACCACCATCTCGCTGAGGCTCATGGCGGCGAAGTCCTCGTCGGCGGCGCGCCGGTTGCCGCCGATGGAGAACCGGTCGAGCGTGACCGTCACCGTGGCCCGGCTGTAGGCGGCGGGGGTGTAGGCGGCGGAGCCGTCCACGAAGCAGGAGGCCAGTGCGCCGGTGTCCACCCAGCTCATCGAGTGAAGCTGGTCGATCACGCTCGGCGCAGCGGACTGGCCGATGAAGATGTTGGCGAAGGCGTCGGAGATGACCACGCAGCGCAGGAACCCGAGGGTGCCGTTCTCGGCGAAGGGCGAGTAGTTGCCGTTGGTGGTCGAGGATCGGGACTCAGCCACGAGCCGGCCGCTGGCGAACAGCGGCAGATTGACTTTCGCCACTGCGAGGACGCTGGCCTCCCCTGCCGCCCACATGCCGGGCGAGGCGTCGGTGTAGATGTCGTCGACCCCGTCGAAGAGCAACACGGGCCGCCCGTTGAGGGTGTGCAGGACGCCGGTTGTCACCAGCTTGGCCTGCTTGGTCGTGATGGGCTGGGTCAAGTCCAGGCCGTTGCCGGACTGGTCGTAGATCGTGACGACATATCCGTCGCCCGCCCCGCAGAAGCTCAGCAGCGCTGTCGCGTCGAGGTCGCCCCCGGCGATGAAACCGACGTCCGACTCGGTGTCGTCGGAGGACCGTCGCACCCGGAGGGCGCTGCCGGCGTAGGCCGCCCGCAGGCGCCGGACGCTGTAGCCCCGTGCCGCGGCAACGCCGACGGTGTCGACCAGGGGCGCCACCGGAGCGGTGGTGGCCGTGACGGTCGTGCTGGCGGCGCCGGTGCCGGCGCCGTTGAGCGCCGAGACGCGAAAGTCATAGGCGGTGAGGGGGCCCAGGAGGCTGACGGTGGCGGCGTTGGTGGTCACGCTGGGGGCGCTCCCCCAGGTGCCGCTCGACGCGGCCTTGTACTCGACGAGGTAGGTGGCGGCCTCGGGGGTGGCCGTCCAGGTGAGGGGGACGGTGGTCGACGTCGGGGATCCGGCGGCCAGGCCGACGACTTGGGCCGGGATCGACACCGTGGCGATGGTGGCGGCGCTCGCCGCGCTGGTGCCGGCCTCGTTCAGCGTGAACACCCGCACCTCGTAGCTCTCGCCGTTGGTGGTGCCGGCGATGGTGGCGGCGGCGTCGATGTCCGGCGACGGACGGGCCAGGGTCGTCCAGGCGCCGGCGCCGAGCGGGCGGTGCTGCACGACGAAGTCGGTGACCCGGCCCAGCGGCTGGTCCCAGGTGAGGAGGATCGACGTGCCGCTCTGCACCAGCGACACGGTGGCGGTGGCCACGGGTGGGGTGCCCAGCACGTTCAGGCGGGCCCGGGCGAGGGCGGCGAAGAGGCGCCGTCCGATCTCGCGCTGGGCGGCGGCGGTGTAGTGGGTGCCGTCGACGGTGGCCACCGTCGGGCCGTAGGCGAAGCCGGTGCCGACCTTGCGCCGGGGGGTGTCGATGTGGATGCCGTCGACCTGGCCGGCGTAGGGGGGGTGGGCAGAGATGAAGTCGGGCGCCATCTGGGCCAGGACGAACAGCGACCCCGGGAACGCGGCCTGGAAAGCGTCGATGAGCGCATCGAGGGCCGCCTGGTAGCCGGCCACCGGCACCGACCCGCCCAGGGCGTCGGTCTCGCCCTGTGACCACAGCACCGCGCTCACCCGTGCGTTGGGTGCGGCGGCAGCCATCGCAGCTCGGGCCGCCGACACGGCCTGGGCGAAGAGCGACGTAGGCCCCGTCGTCTCGACGTTCCAGGCGGCCCCCGCACCGACCAGGGCGGTCGAAGATACTGCCGCGGGGACGAGCAGCACGCGGCGGTTGGGCGCCACCCAGCCGGCGTACCACTTGGCGAAAGACAGGCCCGGGCCGATTCCGACGCTGCCGCTGCCGGGATGCGACAGCGGTTCGGTCGCCGTCTCGAGCAGCCCGACGTCGGCGCCGAAAGCGGGCCACTGCCACACCCGGGGGTCGGCGGCGTCGTAGCGCACGGTGTCGATCGGGCCGAAGTTGCCGCCGCGCATGTTGCTCTGGCCGGCGAGGATGACGACGTCGTAGCCGGCGTCGCCGGCGTCGGGCGTCGCCACCACGTCGTGTGGGTCGGGGGAGATGTCGCCGAGGACGAAGACCGAGACCGAGCCGCCCACGGTGGCGACGCCGTCGTAGCCGTTGCCCGCTTCGAGGTAGAGGACCAGCTCGCCGAGGGTGCTCAGGCCCGCTTCGCCGGGGGCGACGCGAAGGGGGATGGGGTTGTCCAGGGCGGCGCCGGCGCTGTCGGCGAAGATGTCGCAGGCCACGCCGTCGCGGCGGATGAGCACGGAGTCCACCCCGGGAACGGTGGCCACGGTGTATGACCCAGGCAGGACCCGAAACAGGGGCTGGGTGTAGCGGACCTTGGTCGTCATCGCTTCGTTCGCTGACCCCGCATTATGCGGAGAATCACGGGTACGTCGCCGCGGTGTAGAGGTGCTTCCATGTCGTGCCGTTGGCGATCACCGGGCCGGCGCCACAGGCGAGGGCGGCGTTGACGTTGTTGGCCGTGCTGTTGGCGGTGGCCGCGCACAGGGACACGTCGATGGGGATGCGGAAGCTGTTGACCGTGACGACTTCTGTGCCGTTTACCCGCTGGACGAGGGTGGTGTTGCCTGTGGTCATCGAGATGCTGCCGTCCAGGGTAAGCGGGCACCCGGTGGTGACGATGGCGGCGGAGGTGTTGTTGGTGCAGTCGACGCCTCCGAAGTAGATGGCCGCCGAGGCGCTTGACACGTTGATGAGTCGACCCATGTTCGTACACGAGACACCGATTAACTTGATGTCAACGGCGATGGTGCCGGTGATGGCCCGGTACACAGCGGCGCCGTTGCTGATCTGGCCGCCCAGGACCCGGACCCGCTTCACAGCCGAGGCGACGATGTTCCAAATGGCGTAGCCGAAGCTGCCGCCCTGGCCGTTGGAGAGCTTGAGGTTGCAGTCTCGCAGCGTCACCTGGTTCACGGTGCCGCCGTTGAGGTAGACGAGGATCGGGGTGTTGGTCGCCACGGCTGGCGTGTGGCACTTGTCCATTAGCAGGTGGTCAACCGTCCCGGAGCCGACGAGTACGAGGGGATCGTTAGCCGCAGTGGGGGTGAAGTCGAAGGACAACTCCAACATGCCGATGTTGGCTGGGCTGGCGACGACGATCTGCGATGCGTTGGCCGCCCAGCCGGACGAACGGTTGAGAACCCCCCTGGCCTTGATCCTGTCGCAGTTCGGGTTCCGCAGTAGGACTGTCTGGATGCGCGCCTGTGTGCAGATGTAGCCAAGGTCCATGTCGCCGTAAGTGCCGCCAGCCGTCTCGGGATGGCCGTTTTCCGGAGCATCGCCGGAGAGCACGGCGTAAGCGGGCGTGCCCTTGATGGTCCCGCCGTTGATGCCGTCGACCCGGTTGCCCAGCCCGGCCAGGACCCGAATGGCCGAACCGAACACGACGCCCGCCTTGCCCCCGCTGTCGATGACGCCCCAGGTCAGGCCGATCACATCGCCCGCCGTGTCTACGTCGTTGAGGTAGGCGTTGGTGCCCACGCTCACGAGGTCGTCGGTGTGGACGGCCCGGCACCACGGGATATGCCCGTTGTAGGCCGGGCCGTTGATCTGGATGGCGGTACGCACCACGTCGCCGTCGCGCACGCTGACGGAGTAGTTGGAGATGTCGCACACCCACACGAAGGACACTCCAGCGGTGGAGGTGGCCCGGTCGATGTCGATGTTCACGGCGTCGGCGTGCTTGATGAAGATGCTGTGGGCGATCATGTTCGCCCCGTAGCCGGTGAGCGTGCCATTGGGGCCATTGGCTCCCCGGTCCCACCAGCCACCCTTGACGTTGATGTTCGTGTCCCGATTGGAAAGCGTCGCCACGCCGATAGCGGGAAGGTTGCCGACCGCAGCGCCCGTAGTGGTGACGGCCTTGGTGGCGTTGGCCGGCGCGCCCTGGAGCGTAGACAGGGTGACCGTTCCCGCCCCGGTGTCGACGGCAGAGATGTTGCCGATGAGGGGTCCGTAGCTTGTCGTGCCGTCGCTGGCGCCCGCCCCGGTGAGTTCGAGCGTCTGGCCCACGACGGCCTGCGCGGCCAGGGCGGTGGTCACGACGTTGGAGCCGAGCGCCACCGTGCCGGTGCCCACGGCGACGGGGTTGGCGTTCGAGTAGTTCGCCAGCATGTTCTTCTGGTTGCCGGCCTTGAGCACGACCTTGCAGCCGCTGAGGTCGAGCGTCGTGCCCGAGCCGATCACCAGGCGGTCGTCCAGGAGGTACGTCTGGCCCGGCACGCCCCGGACGTAGCCGCCTCCGGCGTTCCGGGCGGTGGTGAGGTGGGCCTGGATGGCGGCCACGTCGGAGGTGCCATTGGAGTTGCCGACCGCCCCTACAAAAGTGCCAGGGGGAATGGAGCCGCCAAGGGCGGTCCACGTTGCCCCGTCGAGACTTTCGTACACGTCCGCGGTGCCGGCGCCAGTCGGGACAACGAAGCGCTGGCCCTTGTACGTCGGCGCCGGCCGCCCGCCCAGGCTGCCGTAGGCGGGCGGCGTCTCGTAGGTCGGGTCAGCCACGCCGCTCGCCGGTGGGCGGCTGTACGGCCTTCTCCCCGACCGGCTCCTGACCGCGCCTCGGGGCGGGCTTGGCCGGTCGGTCGGCCTTCTCCGCGACCGACTCCTGGTTGGGGCGCTTGGGCTCGTCCACGCGTACCGCCCTCTCTCCGTCGCACCACGCGACGGCGGTCGCTTCGTCGACCTCGACTACCTGGCCGGGCATCCAGCTCTCGTCGCCCGCCACGGCGACGAGGAGCCTCATGCGGGCCATCAGCGGACGGGCGACACGCGGGGGTCGCCGAGCACCACGACGGCGCCGTAGACGCCGCCGGTGGTGGTCCCGGCCGCGGTCGTGATGACCCGGACGTACCGCTTCGCCCCCGTGTAGCCGAGCTCGAAGACCTTGTCGTCGTCGGCGGCCACGATCGCCGGCTCCGCGCCCTGGAGGTAGGCGTCGGCCACGGCCGCGTACGTGCTGTTGTCGTCGCTGTCCTGCACCTCGATCGTGTGGGTACCGTCGGTGATCGTGCCTGTGAAGACGACGATGTAGACGGCATGGAAGCCGGCCCGGTCCACGCCGGTCCCGTTGGCGCTGGCCGTTCGCAGGGCGTTGGTCAGGCTGACCTTGGTCAGCAGGTTGTTGTAGATGTCGCGGGGCATGTTCGGTCCTCTCTTCGTGGAGTCGGCGGTCGGCTCAGGCGGCCGCGTTGACGTAGGCGCGCAGGGCGGCCGGGTCGTCGGGCATGCCGTCGTGGCGCTCGAAGGCCAGGAACCCGACCTGGAGGTAGTCGGCGTAGCGCTCGGTCAGGCGCAGGACCTGGACGCCGGCCACCACGCGGATGATGTAGCCGGCGAAGAAGTCCCCGAAGAGGACGGACTTGGCCGAGGCCGCCATCTGGGGCATGTCGTTGTTGATGGTGTACAGCCGGCCGTTGAAGGTGTCGGGCGCACCGGCTTTCAGGCTCGGCTCCCACAGGGGGGCGCCGGTCGAGTCCTTCAGCTTGCGGAGCTTGGCCAGGGTCAGGTCGTGGAACATCCAGCGGGACCGCTCGTTGCGGTAGGCCGGGTCGACGCTGTGCTCCAGGTCGACCAGGTCGTCGTAGATGATCGAGGTGGTCTGGCCTCCCGCCCCGGTCTTGCCGGTGGTGACGTTGGTGGTCACGCCGAGGGGCTGGTCGACGCCGGTGCCGGTCGTGAAGGCCCGGTTCCCTCGCCGGGCGATGCGCTCGCCGGCCTTGCGGGGCACGAAGGAGCCCAGGTCGAAGGCCGAGTCCTGCATGAGAGCGAACGACACCTTGATCACCTTGGAGCCGAGGGTGAAGGCGTCGAGGGCCCGGCCACCGAAGGTCAGGTCGGTGTCGGGCATCTGGGTGTTCTCGGTGAGGTACGCGCCCTCAACGCCCGTGTCGTCGTTGGTCGCCCACGGGAGGCGGCTGCCGGTCGTCGTGGTGATGGTCTGGGCGACCGAGGCCATGCCGCCGAAGAACTTCATGGTCTCGGTCATGGTCTGGCGAAACGATGCCGGTGCCAGGTAGCCGCCGGCGCTGTCGACCGCCACGCCCTGGGCGCGCAGGCCGTCGAGGGAGAACGCGCTGCCGTCGATGGCCTGGCGCTGCTCGGCGCTGAGGCCGGAGATCCCCCGACGCAGGAAGGCGTCGAAAGCGGCCGCGTAGGCGGCGTCGGCCGTGGCCTCGTCGCCGCCGGCGGGCGCCGGGTCGCCGGGGCCGCTCGAGCGGTCGATGGAGTTGAAGTGGGCGTCGAGGGCGGCGGCGCGGTTCAGGCGCTCGATGTCGTCGGACATGGAGCGGATGTCGGTGTCGGCGGCGTCGAGGGCGGTGCGGTCCTCGGCGGAGAGGGCCTCGGCCGAGGCCGCCCGCGACAGCAGCTCCTGGTAGGCCGCCCACGCCGTGGCGCGGCGGGCGATGAGGGTGGTCAGGTCAGGCATTCGTCCTCCTGGTCAGGAGAGGCCGTAGCGGCCGGCGGTCGCACGGGCACGGGCGGTGAAGTACTCGATCGGCGGCAGGTGCCCGGCGGGCGGCGTGCCATCGCGGCGGTGACCGGGTGCCTCGGCGGCGGCGCGGTCGGGGGTCTCGCAGGCGCAGACGGCGGCCCGCAAGTTGGGAGCCGAGTCGAGCAGGGCTCGGATCTCGGCCTCGATGTCGGAGTGGGAGAGCAGGTCCGAAGCGCGCAGCGCCCGCTGGCCGGGGTCGGAGATGCCCAGGGCCCGGAGCACGCCATCCAGCACGGGGCCGCCGGTGCGGGCGGCGACGCTGGTCTGCTCGAAGGCGGGGAAGACGACGGGGCCCGTCTCGAAGAGGCGGGCCTCCTGGATCAGGCGGTGCGGCCGCTCCAGGCTGTTGGTCTTGTCGGGGTAAGTCCAGACCTCGCGCAAGATGCGAAACCAGACCGAGGAGCCGTCGACGTCCCCGCGCTCGACTTGGGCGTGGACGCTCATGGCGTTGGGGTCCGCATTGTTGATGCTCACCTCGTAGCGCAGGCCCGTGTCGTCCTCGGAAAGGGTCAGCGTCTTGGACTTCGTCCGTCCGAGCAGGCGGTCCGTGTTGTGGTTGAACATGGACCGGATGTCGCCCTCGCTGATGGTCTTGGCCCACGCTCCCGGCGCCACCTCCTCGTCCCAGTCGGAGAACCAGCCCTCGATCGTGGACACCACGCCGGATACCGATCCGTAGCCCACGAGGCCGGGGCCCTTCTTCAAGCCACCGGCGGCCCGGACGACCAGGCGTTCGGCGCCCGTGGTGCGGACCTCCAGCCCGCCCGGGCCCTGCTCTCGTGCGAAATCCCTCGGTGCGCCCACGCTCATCCTCCGTTCGTCGCCCCGGTATCGACCGCTGCACCATCGGCCGAGACAGGCGACAGGTTCTTGGGCTGGTAGAAGATTTGGCCGAGGCCGTCAGGCAGCGGGTCGCGCTCTTCGAGCTGGCGAATCTCGTCGGCGTTCATCCAGCCGTTGTTGATCGCCCGCTGGTAGGCCATGAAGCGCGTCGCTGTGTCGGCCCGCAGCAGAGCGGCCCGGTTGTACTTCACGTACTGGGTCGAGTCGGCGACGACTTCGCGGGTCACGCGCTGCTCGATGCGGGTCAGCCAGGCGTCGAGCATGTAGACGAGCATCTGCGTGGCCTGCTGCTCGATCCCGGTTCCCCAGCTGGTCGAGCGCTCGACGTCGCCGAGCAGGTGCGGGGGCAAGCCGTAGAGCCGGGCCACGTCCTGCACCCCGAACTTCATCGTCTCGATGAACTGGGCATCCGCCGGGGGCAGGGCGATGGGTTGGAACTTCGCGCCCGAATGCAGGACGGGGATGTCCCAGTTCCGCTCCGGCCCTGTGGTGCGCTCGCGCCACTGCGCCTTGAATCGCTTGGCCGTGTCCTCGGTGATTTCGCCGTCGGCGGTGAGGATCCCCTGGATCAGAGCGCCATGGCCGAACATCCGGGCCCCGAACCGCTCGGCGGCCATCGACCGGCCCAGGCTCTGGCGGGCCACTCCGATCGGCGACATGCCCTTGGTCCCGTCATAGGACAGGCCGGGGATGTGCAGGACGTCGAACGGCGTATAGACCTTCTCGCCGGCGGTGGTCGACTCGGTGAAGCGCTTCCCCGAGGGGTTGGTGTCGCTGCGCCAGTCCTTCTTGCGCTCGACGCGCATAGTGTCCGGCCGGAACGGCTCCAGCTCCCGGACCCGCAGCGCCCGGTCGCGGCGCTTGTACACGTAGCCGTTGCCGTGGCCGAGCAGGCTGAGCCCGACGTACTCCCACAGCTCCATGGACGTCATGTCGGGGTTGGGGTTGTCGATGACCCCCGCCGGGGCCGGCTCTCGCCCGCCGTCGGACCGGCGGCGATAGGAGTGCATGGGCAGGGCGCCGAGCAGGCCGGCGATGAGGGCGTGGGCCCGGTAGACAGCGGTGAGACCGAGGGCGCTCTCGGCGGTGACGTTGACCCCGGCCTCCGTGGGCCCCCCACCCAGGTACTCGCGCAGGGATAGGTCGGTCAGGGGCTTAGCGGGGTTCTCCAGGCTTCGGCGACTGCCCAGGAGACTTCCCAGGACCGTCATCGGGCGCCTGACGGGAGCGGTCCCGTGACAGCGCGGTGAGGATCAGCCACAGCCCTCCTACGAGCAGCGCCCAGCGGGGGGCGAAGGTGGCGGCAAACGCCGCGATGAGCAGCACGCCGAGGGCTTCGAGCACCGTGTCGAGCATCACCACATCCCGGGCACGAGGGGGTTGCCGCTGGCCAGCTTGGCCGACGCCCAGGCTCCCAACGACACGGCAGTCAGCGGCGCGGGGTCAAGGAGGCCGCGCCGGTCGAACACAAACCCGTCGCCCTGGTCCTTCTTGCCGGCGCCGGTGGCTGCGGCAGTAAGGGACGCCTGACCGATATGGCGCCAACGGTGTTCGATGATGTCGTCGTAGGCGGCCTGGCACGCCTGCTTGTTGTCCGCCGACGTGACCTGGTGGAGGGTGAGCTTGCCGTTGTTGCCCACCAAGGGGAGGCCGATGACCAGGCCGGCCCGGTCACAGTCGGCCAGCAGCCCGCCGGCGGGGCCAGAAGGGTTGCAGATGATGGCAGCGGGGTGGTGCTTGTCTCGCAGCTCGATCAGCCGCTTGACAACCCAGCCGGTACGGCCCCGGTTCTCGATGATCTCGACGTGCGTGCCGCCAACCGTCGATGGGCCTACGGATGCGATCACCGCACCGTTGCGGTCCACTCGGACCTCGAAGACCAGGACAAGCGGGCCAGCCAGCTTCGACTCGGGAACGGCGCAGGCCTTCCAGTCGTCCTCGTCGATGACAGCCTCGGTGCCGGCGAGATCCTCCGGGTAGATGCCCAGGCGCTCCCGAAGAAACTCCTCGTGGGTCATGGCGCCCCGCTCGGTCTCGCAGAACTCCACGGTGAGCCGGATGCCGAGAGCGGGGTTCGCCTCGGCCAGGGCATGGAGCCATGCGGCGTACCATGCCTGGAACTCGTCGCTGTCCTCGGGGGCGTCGGGCCTTTCGCCCGGGTCAGCCAATGCGCAATGCTCGAAGTAGGCGAGACGGGGCTCCCTGGTCTTACCCCGAGCTGCTCGCCGGCCGCGGCGGCATATCCGGCGCAGGATGTCCGACTCGATCTTGGGGAGTGGAGAACTCGACGAGTACCAGAGCTGAGGGTTGGGCTGCGCGCTGAGGGTAGGGAGAAGGGCGGCGATGTCCGTGAGGCGCATGGCCTCGTCGAGGTAGACGGCTTGGCCGGAGAAGGCTCGCCCGCTGTCCTTCGACCGGGCCTTGAAATTGAGCCGCTGGCCGGTCATGAGCTCGATCGACTCTTGGCCGTGCGACTCGTTGATCCTCCGCAGCTTGAGCTTCCGGTCGCCGATCTGGTCGTGCACCGCCTGGCACAGCGGCTTCATCCGCAGGAAATGCTCGAGGGTGGCGTCCGCCCGGTGAGCGGTATGGGTCTGGAGGGCCTCGCCGAAGAGGAACAGCCCGGCGAGCTGACGGGCTTCGAGGATGCCGTTCTTGCCGTTCTGGCGGGGGGCTAGCTCGGCGACCTCGAAGGCCGCCCACCTCCCGTCACGTCGCTCGGTCAGCGCCCCGCGAAGATCGTCCTGTTGCCACAGGTCCAGGATCAGTCCCGCGCTTGCCGCTAGGTCGACTGCCTCCTGACCCGCCGGCGACTTTCCGGGCGGCACGTGCCGGTACAGCGGCCTTTGCAAGCCGAGCAGCACGGGCGGCCGCGACTTCGTCAGCACGGGAGGCGGTCGCGGGAGCCTTGATGGCCTCCAGCGCCGCCAGGGTGTCGCGCATCTGCTTGGTGAGGGTGGCGACCTCGCTGGGGCTGGCCGCCCCCATGGCCTCGGCGACGGCGTCCCGGCAGGCCTCCAGGGTCCTCCGTAGGTCGCCCTTGGCCGCCACCGACACGAGAGAGGCCGCTGTCGTGGCGCTGAGGGCCGGATCCGGCGGTTCTGCTGGTGGTCTGGGCATCGGAGGTACTACCTGGACCAGCCGGGGGGATTTTTCCGGGTGAGCGTAGCTTCCCGTGAGAATTTCTGCCGCAAGATTTGGTGCCCCCCCTACCAGTCACGACTGGTCCTCGTCTCCGTGACCAGGTCGTTGCCGCGCTCGGTGTTGCAGCTGCGGTGACAGTGGTGGACGTTGCTGCGGGTGGTGGCTGCTCGGCGGGCATCGGCCGCCCGTGACCGAGGAATGATCTCGTCGACCGTGCTGCCCATGGGGTGGGTCTGCCGGTTCAGGCTCAGGTCGATCGGCAAGCCGCAGAGCCAGCAGTTCGGCTCCTCCCGCCTCACCCTCTCGCACAGCTCCCGTCGCACCCGGCCGTGCAGCTCAGGCTGCGGCCTGCGGCCGGCCTTCATGGCGCACCTGTCACGAGTACCTGATCGTCAGTACATTGCCACGTCCACGGGTCGATGTCGCGCATGGTCATGCCGAGACTCGCTGCTTGAGTACCTTGCCTGAGTGCAGGCAGGTGGTGCACGCCCGCCGGGCGGTCCGACTCTCGTCCCCGCAGTCGGGGCAAATCACCTCGACCAGCTGGGGCTCGACGCCTCCGTGCCAGCGGACCTTGAGCCCGCGGGCGTGGGCAGCCACCTCGTCGGGGCGAGGCAGCCGTCCCATGCGAGACGGGTAGACCCGGGTGAAGCACCATTCGCACAGCCGCAGGATGCGGATCTCCGGCCTGGCCCGCTTGGTCTTCGGCTCGGTCATGATCACCCGCACGCCGAAGACCTCGCAAAAGTGGCCCTCGACCTGGGCGCACAGGTCGCAGCCAGGGTCGGCCAGCTTGGTCGCGCCGACGCGTGGCGTGCTGACCTGCTCGTACACCTTCCAGGCCCGGTAGGCGTCCTCCAGGGCCTGGCGCATGTGCCGTTCCCACCTCTCGGCGACTTGGTTGGGCTGCAACCACCGGTCGGGGCCATCGCTGTCACCGTTACCGCCACGACCACCGGGGTACCCGGCCGCCAGCTCGCCCGAGCGCTGCTCGAACGCGGCCCGGCCGTGGTACATGGCCGTGGCCAGCTCAGCCAGGGTCTTCACCGGGTCGTCGGTCTTGCGAGGGTCCCAGTCGGCGGCGCGGTCGGTCACGATGCCTCGCCCAGCTTGCACAGCGGGTGCCGCGGGTGGTCGTCCGGGTCCCACGACCGGCACGGCTCTCCGCAGACCACGCACGCTCCGATGGCCCGGTCGAGGATGATCCAGCCGGCCTCGTCCCGCTGCCGCTCGTCCTCGACGGTCGGCTCGGGAGTTCCCGCGTGACGCAGTGACGCAGTGACGTCATTTTCTGAGAGTTGGGATCCTGCGCGCGCGCTATGCGTAAATCCCCCCTCTTCTTGTGGCACTGCGTCACGCGAAGAGTAAACGCCCAGGTCAGCCCTGCTTTTCGCGCGTGACGCAGGCGAAATCACCGCGTCACGCGTGCCACTTCCTGCGTCACGCGTGTCTGCTGTACCGGCCGTGTCGGCCGGTACCAGCAACTCCCCTTGTTCGGAATCCTGCGGCACAGGCGACACAGCGGGCGCGAGACTGCTCTCGTCGGCCGCTCTCGTCGTCGTGTCCGCGAGGCCGATACCGATCCAGATGCGCTTGGGCTGACCGCCGAGGCGCCGGCGCTCCCGGTCGAAGCCCCGATCGCCCACGACGTCGGTGAAGGCCCGGCGGGTCATCGGCTGCTTCACGCCGGCGCCGCGGGCCCACTCGGCGTAGGCCTTGTAGAGCGCGCCCGACTCGACCCACAACTGCTCGTCGACGACACAGCACTCGTCGATGAAGTCGGCCAGGGGGTCCATCTGCTCCCGATAGGCCTCGGTCGCCTCCTCGACGCCGGGCGGGACGCCCAGGCCCTCCTCCTGCCACTCCACGCACCCGCGGACCGCCCAGGCCAGGATCGCTGGCCCGCCAGAGGCCGGATCGCGCAGCGATCGCTTGAGCTCGGGGCGCCGGCGCTCCAGAGGCACGACGTGCTCGAAGCGCACGCGCAGGATCCGACGCCACATGGCGTCGTCGCGATGGTCGACCTTTGGGGCGGCGTTGGCCGCGAGCCAGAGCTTGAACGCGGGGCGGTACTCGAACTCGCTCTGGTACATGAACCGCGCTGTGACCAGGTCGCCGCCGGTGAGGCTCTTCACCAGGCCCTCGGCCAGCTTGCGGCCCTCGGCGGCCTCGATGGCCATGACCATGCGGGCGCCGGCCAGGCGGGCGACATCGCCCGTGGCGCCGCCGTTGTCGTGGTGTGCCAGAAACGTCTCGAAGCGGGCCGTCTTGGCGTAGTCGCCCATCGCCGCCTGCAGGGCGTCCAGGAACGTGCTCTTGCCCGAGGCCGAGGGCCCGTGGACGAAGAACAGCTTTTCCTCGCCGGTGTCGGCCGTCAGGCTGTAGCCGGCGGCGCGGCGGAGGAAGGCGACCATGGCCTCGTCGCCGTCCGTCGCCTCCTCGAGGAACTCCTCCCACATGTCGAGCCGCGCCTCGGGGTCGTAGACGACGGGCGCCATCTTCGTGATGAGGTGCGCTGGGTCGTGCTTGAGCAGCTCGCCCGTGCGCAGGTCGACGGTGCCGTTGAGGACGTTGAGCAGCCACTGGTCGGCGTCGAGGGCCTGGGGGTCGACCGGGATCCCGGCCTCAGTGGCGGCGACCTGCACCATCGCCTCGAGGCGGGCCGAGGCCTCGGAGCGCAGGGCCCACTTCCGCAGCGCGTCGCGCTCCTCGAAGGGCCGGCCCGCAGCCTCGAACTGGATGGCCTGGGCGACGGCCTTGGCCCGGCGATGGACCTCGCCGTCGCTGTCGGGGCGCCAACGGGCCCCGTTCCATATCAGCCAGGTCTTCCACTGCGGTACGTAATGCAGCACGGCGCCGTGGGCCCGCACGAGGCGCCGTGCATTGCCGAGGTCCGTGCGGTTGAGGTACTCCTCGCCTGGGCCGTCGTCCTCGGCCGGAACCACGCCGGGCGCGGGCGGATCACCCTCGCCGCCGGCGACGAGAGCGAGCCTGCGGCCGGGGTGGTCATCGTCGAGCGGCGGGGCGTCATCGTCGCCCGGTGGAGGCTCCCAGGATCGAGGCGCCACCCATTCTGCAGGCCCGTAGCGCTCAGGGGCCGTCCTGGGCCTCTCCTTGCCCCCTCCGATGCCGCTGGCGATTGTCTTGGCCACCTCGCCCTCACCGAGGCCGATCGTCATGCCGGCGGCCGCAAGCTCGGCCACGACCAGGCCCTCATTGAGCTCGCCGCCGGCGACCAGCTGGCCGAGCACGAACGCGGATTCGTTCAACTGGTGGTTGCGGCCGCCCTGCGCCGTGCCACGCACCTCGGCCAGCTCCCGGGCCAGGGCCTGGAGGCCATACGGCGTGCCGCCGCTGTCCGGGCGCTGCACGGGTACCGGCGCCGGCGGAGCAGCTGGCAGGGGCTTGCGGAGCTTCTCGAACATCCAACCCGGCATCGGCGCCGGCACGACCTCGGCGTCGACCCACTCGTAGCGCCGGCCACTGGCGTGCAGGCTCGGTGCGGCGACCACGTAGCCCCCGTCCCCGCGCACGTCGAGGCCCGGGCCGAGCTTCTTCCCCGCGGTGTTGCGGATCTCCTCGCCGGGGTGGGCGAACAGGTAATGCATGCCGTCGCCCCCGGTGATGACCTGGAGCGTGGATGGCAGCGGCTCGTGCTCGGCCACCAGGGCGGCCAACGTGTCGTCGCCCCCGTGATACCCGTCGACGTCCAAGACGACCAAGCCGGAGACAGCGCCGGTGACGATGGCCACGTTGGCGTCCGGCCAGCGCGCCCACCATCGCTGGATCCGGCGCAGGTCGGTGCTCGCCTCCTTGAGCCCGTGCTGGGTGCGCGGGTGCTTGCCGGGCGAGCTGCATCCCTCGCCGTCCGGGCAGGTGCAGTGCCCGCCCTCGATCGAGTGGACAGGCATCACGGCCCAGCCGCGAGCCCCGTAGGCGCGGGCGGAGTCGAGGAGGACCTGGCTCGTCGCGGCGCGTGTCACGTGACGGCCTCGGACGTGGCCAGATCGAGCTGCCCTTCGTCCAGCGGGCGGTTGGACCAGATGACCTCGGTGCGCCTCGCCCGGCGCACCGAGGTGCTGTTGGACGAGTGGACGGACACCGGCACGTCGAGGCGCCACCAGCCCCTGTACAACTCCTCGTAGAGCGACGAGGGGTAGCCCGAGAGGATGACGGCCGCCGGCGTCGAGCGGAGGACCTCGGCGAGGCGCCGGTGCGCCCGGTCGTCGAGCTCGTAGCGGTAATCGCTCTGACGCGTCCGGTCAGCCCAGCCCTCCGGGTTCGAGCTGAGGCGGCGAGTCGCCCACACGTAGGTCGGATCGGCATAGACGACTGTGTCTGGCGTCGCCAAGCGGTCGATCAGGTCGACGCCATCGCAGCATTCCACGGTGACGCCCGCGAGCCGAGCGGCCGCCGCATGGAATCGGCCCAGCCTGCCCAGCACCGACACGGGCGGGCTCTGAGTGCGGACGGTGGTGACAGACCAACCCGTGCGGTTCAGCCGCTTGGCGAAGGACTGGTTGACCCGCACCCAGAAACGCCGGGCCCGCTCGACCTGGTCCAAAGCGTCATCGTCGACGTTCTCGCACGCCAGCCATTCGGTCCGCGAGTAGGGCGTGAGAGCGCAGGACCGCTCAAGCTGCTCCGGCTGCTCCCGCAGCACGCGCCAGAAGTTGACGATGGCCCCGTCGAGGTCGTTGACGATCTCGTGCGTAACCGGCGGCTTGGCGAAGAGGACGGCGAGGGATCCGGCGAACGGCTCGATGTAGACCCGGTGAGGCGGCATCAGCTGCACGATCCGCTGCGCCATGCCGATCTTGCCCCCGTAATAGGTGAAAGGCGGCCTCACAATGACATCCCTGGAATTCCACCAATGTCATTCCGATTTAGGCCAAAAAAAGAGAGGGCCATGGCCCTCATTGCCGGACGCGTCACGGAGCGACCTTCCGGAGCCCGCGGAACGGCCGGACGACCTTGGTCCCGTCCTCACGCTGAATGAGGACGTTGCGGGGGCCAGCGGGCCGACCGCGACGCCACTGCACGAGGACGGTGACAGGCCGGCCGCGCTCCAGGTAGGTGCGGCCGGTCATGGCTCTGGCCACTCTCCGCCGCCGGCAGCCAGGCGCTCACCCAGTCGGATGAGGAAGTCGACGTGCTCCAGGAGGTCCCGGGGCCCGATAGCTGGCGTAAACCTGGTCCTGCACCTCACGCTGGCGCGGCCGCCTTGACCTCGACCCGCCGGCCCCTGGCGTCGACCTCGTAGCAGCCGGGCTCGGTGACCCGCCGTGCCTTGACCTTCTCCGGGTAGAGCGCCGGGTGGTGCACGGCGATGTCGGCCAGGGCGACCGGGCAGGCGACGTACCGGGTGGCGTCGCAGTTGAAGCCCTTGGCGCCGCCGGGCGAGGGTGAGAAGTGGAGGCCTCCGCCGCACTCCGCTGTACCGCCGTCCCAATCGGGCGCCTCAGGGGCCGCCCCGGGGGCGTAGGCGATACGGCCGCCGTCCGGCGTTTGCCAGCCCGAGCGGTACTCGTCGTCGACGGCCTTGAACAACACCGCCACCCCGTCGACCACCTCGACGCCATACCATTCGCACCAGGCCTCGGCCGTGGTGATCGCCGGCGGGGTGATGATGACCCCGCCCTTGATCCTGGTACTCGGCCCGTGATCGGTGACGGCGTTGTGCTGTCCCGCCTGCACCTGGGAGCGGTCGTGCGCAGCCACCTGCGCCGCGGCCCAGGCCTCGACGTGGCTGGACCCCCAGGCCTCGACGTGGCTGGACTCCCAGGCCTCGACGTGGCTGGACCCCCTGGCCTCGACGTGGCTGGACTCCCAGGCCTCGACGTGGCTGGACTCCCAGGCCTCGACGTGGCTGGACCCCCAGGCCTCGACGTGGCTGGACCCCCTGGCCTCGACGTGGCTGGACTCCCTGGCCTCGACGTGGCTGGACTCCCAGGCCTCGACGTGGCTGGACCCCCAGGCCTCGACGTGGCTGGACTCCCAGGCCTCGACGTGGCTGGACCCCCTGGCCTCGACGTGGCTGGACTCCCAGGCCA